AAGAATAAAAAAAAATCTAATCTAATGTAATTTACAATATATTCTATAATTTTATATGTTTTTTACGCCAAAAGTTTTTCAAAATAACCGATAATTCTTGTAAATTCAATAAAATTTTCTGCTTCTTGACTAAATGCTCTAACAAAGAAGTTGATATCTAAATCTTTACATTCACCGTTATAATAATTTTTCAGTCTCAAAATTGTAGGGCAACTCAATTGGGTAATTTCATTAAATTTATCTTGTTCCTTTGAAAGTAATTTCATCCTCTTCCTTTCTGGCTTCGGCGTCCCGCTTGTTATTTTATAGGCCAAGTATTCGTTATGACTGTAATATGTAAAACCTAATTTTTGTTTTTCTGCCGCCGCAATCATTTCCTTAAACCCTTTGAGTTGTTCGTAAAATTCTTTCAAATTTTCAGTAGAAGTCATATAGTCTGCTTCAGTATAATTCATATCTACTTTCATTTTGCTTCTCAAACTTCTTTCTACCTGTTCTTCTTCACTCAATTCACAAAAGTCGTTAAACAAAGAGTTATATGTAAATGCTGTATCCATATATTTAGGCAATTCTCTTTCAAATGCCTCTACAACATCAAACATCGATATTGCGTAGAAGTGTTGGTTCTGTTCTTCTACAGTTTTTCTCGGTTGGAGGCACATTTTTTCAGTTGTTTTTATTCAGTTGTTTTTGTAGGTTGTTGTTGTTGTTTCAAATTGTTAATCACAAAAGGGATTTCACAAAATCAAATTTTTTTATCCTGTTTTTCTGTTTATAGTCTCTAGGGATTTCTGTTTTGTAGGCCGTTGTTGTTTCAATTGTTAATTCACATAAACGGATTTCAACAATTCAATTTTTTTTTGCTTAAAATCCATTTATAGTTTCTCTAGGGAATTCTAAAAATGGGGCATCACCTCTAATTTTAATGATTTCAAAGTTTTTTTCTAAAAAACCTACGCAACCGACGCAAAAAAAAAAAAAAGAATAAAAAACACATTTACATCGTTTTCACTAGACTTTTGAGGTTAAAGGGGCTCATATGCTTAATAAAAGTCTGCTGTAGATGGGGATTGGGTGTTGCCCCCCCATTTCTAGAGGCAGGTAAAGAAGTGTTGCCTGTATTCACACCACTTTCTAGTTGTAGGTTATAGTCTTGGTTCTGGAAGTTCTGGATGCCGCCCATATTAAAGGTATAGTCAGCGCCGATGCCTACACAATTCGGTCGCATATTGTTGCCGACCCCATTAGCTCCCGCCGCCGCCGCCGCATAGTCTTCAACTAGGGAAGCGTTCTGGACTTCAAAAGTAGCGGAAGAATGGTAGGGTTCAACACCCCCAAGAACAGCCCGTTCAAACTGCTTACGGACTTCGGCATCACCGACCGATAGTGTAGGGAACTGTAGGGCGCTGGGAACTATTGTTGCTTCGGCGTCATTAACTACCGATTGACTATCCCAATTAGGCTTCACCTCTGTTTTATAGTCATATGGGAAGCGAAGGCCATTTTTAGCCTGCTGGTTGGCTTTAGCGCCTACAGGTTGCCTAAAGTTATTCATATTTTTAGCGAAGTTATTAGGTTGGTCTTGGTCTTGGTATAAATTCACTACACTCTTCACTAGGGATAGTTGCGGTGTATAGGAGTTAGAGTTGATATTAGACTGGACGTCGTTAATTAGGTTTAGTCTAGAACTCAACATCACATTTTCAGGTTGGTCTGCGATGTCTTGCTTGTCTGGAACTAAATAGCGACCTTCTAGTTTTAGATTTTTAAAAACATAATTAGAACCTTCTGCTGCTCTTGCGTTGGCTTGCTGGGCAACCGAAACCGAACGGTGCCGATTACATAGAACATTCGAGTCGGGAGCGAGGTGGATAGTAATTAGGCAACCACCTAGGAATTCTTGCGATAGATTGAGTGGAACATTATTGAGTAAATCTAGATTGAGGCGGATAGAAAAGAACTGGCCTACATATTTATCACCTAGACTAGCAATAGCGCCGCCTGCTGGCGCACTACGCAACATTCGACGGTTAGTATATTCACTATTTTCACCACTATTTAGCGAACGGTTTAGTGGAACAATCTTATAATCATCTTTATTGTTAGAATAAACCTCACCTAAACTTTCAAATTGAGCGTAGTTAATAGCCGAAGTCAATTCAACCTGCGTCTTCTTACTCTGTAGAACAATTTTATCTATACAGTTCTTCATCCCACCCCAGTTTGGGATATTAATAGCGGTGGCTGCCTCCATAGTTGCTCCATTATTGAGGGCGGTAGTGCCTCCCGCCCCGCCTGCTACAATCTGGTCGTTTAGGGCGGTATTATCGGCTTTCTTAATTAGTATCTGGCCGACTAGTTTTAGCGAAGTAGTTTCTAAAAGGGTGTTCTGGGCGGGGATAGAAAAACGGATTGTTGGGAAGCCGTCTTTATGCGAAAAACCGCCTGTAATAGCTGCTCCATTCATAACAACTGGAACATCGTTTAGTGGGGAAAGCGAAAAGTGTTTTTTCATAATCGGCATCGTGTATATAATAATATAATATAAAAAAAATTTCAAAAAAAATTAATTCAACTGCGGACTAGACTTGCTTATAATTGTAAAATTAATCACACTATTCTTTAGTTCTGTTGCTGGTTTATCCGTCTCCATATCTCTAATTTCTATATGGAAGTTATTAGTCTTAAATTCTTGGTTCTTCATATCAGTAATCTCTTTATTGCTAGGTTCATAATAACATATCAAATCAATCCCATACTTTTTTGTATTATTAGAAAATGGAAGTGGAATAGTTTTTAGAATATTGCCTTTAATCCCTGCCTTTTGCCCTCTAACTACATCAGTCAATCTATTCTTATAATTGCCTAAAGGTAAATTATTCACATAAACACAATAACTAGTCAGTTCTGCCGACCCATAAATATTCTTAAACTGGATTAGACTAGCATATAAAGCCGCCAAAGGGTCGCTAAAATCACCACTTAATGGCTGTAGCGGAAAAAATCCACTCTGTTCTGGTCTTAAACTAGGGTAAATATAATCTGTAGCAAACCCTCCCCCCGACGGCCTCTCCCCACTAGCAAAATGGACTTTCAATAGTTTATCTGTTATTTCTTTAGAACATCTATACCTTATCCCATCTATAATAGTTGGAAAAACAGTTTCATTATCCGCTTTTAGTGGAATATGGGTAAATTCTATATCTACAATCCCACCTGTAGTCTTTGGGTCTAGACTACTAAATAACACATTAAATGGTATCTGCGAATCGACCTGGTTTTTGTTCGTAGCCGCCCCAAAAAGCGTTTCAAAACCGTCCATAATTTCACCAGCTATAAAACCATATTCTTTCGTATCTCTATCTATAGTATCAAAAATGATAGTATCACCATACACAAATGACCTTAAAATCACTTGGAAGTGTAGTTCTCTTCTGTTAATAAATCCATCATTAAAAGAAAGTTGTTCTTTCATTCTTGCTACTCGTGGATTAGCCTTAAAATATGGTAGAACATAAATTAGTGCTTGTTCGTTAGCGTCTATATTTACACCTGTAATAATCTTTCTACTCGTTAGATGGGTCATTCTATCTATAACTGCCCCTTGATGTGGGAATGGGACTGGGTTGCCGTCTGGAACTTCATTCGATACTGGCCCTCTAACATTCGCACCACAATAAACATTTACATAAATCTCCGCATCAACAGGCCCATCTTCAGTAGGTCTTTTACCTACCTCTACCGCAAAATAACTCAAAGGGATATTGTTTAGGTCTGCCGATGCTACTTTACACGGCTCTCCGTCAGTCCATCTAGAATTAGCGTCCTGTTGATAACCATTCGTAGTTAGGTCGCCTGCCGCTTGAGGCAAATTATCCATATAATTCTTACTCACTAGAGCCATAACATTCCCACTATAAATTGGTGGGTTAGCCGCCGCATTAGTCTTCATATCCGCTATAGACTGTTTTGTTTTAAATTTAACAAAAGGGTAGTTGTTGAGTTGCCTAGATATATCCGTCTGTTCTACACCAAAAGTAGTCCCTCTTGTATTAGCTATTCCTGTAGATGCTCCTTCTCTATAGTTCTCCCAAGCCTTCATATTAGTCCCATAATGGTAGAGTTTTCTATTATCTATACCCCAGTTTCCAGTATAACTAGTTTCGGCTGCTACTCCACCGTCTTCTCTAGTATAAATATCCCCAGCGGTGTTGCTTAAAGCGTTGTTTTTATAACCTAAATCCCACCCATCTACATTTAGTCTATTATCTTCTTCATTATTGTTTGGCGTCACGATTTCTTCGTCCCAAAAATTATTTCTCTGTATCCCTACTAAAACATCACTACTATCAAAATTAGTATCTAACACAGGGTTAATAGCCGCAATCCCAGTATTATAAAAACCCTTTAGTCCTGGTGCTGTTCCTCCATCAAATATATCCTGCGTCCCACTAGATATTAGGCTCTGTAGGTCAGGTGCGGTATAAACCCCTGGGGGTATAGTAATCCTAAAAGTTCCTGCGTCGGCCGCTTCTGCTGGGTAGGCTAAACCGTTGCTTGCTTGGTCGCCTGCTCCACCCACAACCCTTCTGTTAGGTATAGGCTGTATAAATTCAATATCTATAGTATTCGTATCTTGTAAAACTAGTCTCTGGTCTCTAGTTAATTTTGCGAAGTTCATATAAATAGAACTATTCTTCTCTATTGTAATCTCATCTTGAAAGCGAGTAGTAAAAGAGTGTCCTAAATTATCTGGCGATACTACATTAAAATTCATATAATATAGTATAACATAAAAAAAAAATATATTTATTTACCAAAAACTATTTCCATAGATTTCTTAAAAGTTTTCTTTGTCTCTAGAAGGGCAACTAGTTCATCAATAGCGTCTTCACTATTCAATAGTTCAGGTCCTAGTCCAAGGCATTTAGTCTTCATAGTTTTTGATAAATTAGAATGCTGTATAACATTCACCGACCTAATATTTAGGCGGGGAACATCTACTACAAATGGGTCATTCGTAGTAATGATAGGTGGGGGGGTAGTTGGGCGTTTATTAATAGGTTCGTCTTTTGTAGCGAGGCCTTTACCCATTTCTGTTGGCGGTGCTACGGATTGTCGGTCTGGATTAATATTTACATTCATTATATATATATCCTAGATTTTTTTTTTAACTTTTTTTTTTAATTGCGTATGGTTTTTAGTTAATTATTAATAACTATTTAAAAAATAAAAAATTGCGGATATTGATTTATCTTTCATTTTGCTTTATTTCGTAGGTCATAACCTTTCTGCTCTAAATCCTTTACTACACAATCCTTTATCTTATGCTCCTGTTGGGCTTGCTGTCTAACTAAAACACGCTCTAAAACCTCACTCACTTTATCTACTCCATATAGATTAATTAAATGCTTATGCCTTCTACATTTCACACACCATTTCCCAAACCACTCTTCGACTTCATTTTTTTCACACAACACACAAACCATCTATATATATCTAAAATATTTTTATTCTTTTAATATTTTTTTACAGTCCCAGTTTTCTTTTTTTCCTTTATTGCTGCTTGCTTTCTCTTACTACTTAATTCCCCCATTGTTGTAGGTGTATCTTTTGTAATTCTCTTTGTAGGTCTAAATATAGTCCCTCCCTCTTTATATGTTTTTTTGCCTTTTTCGGTTCTCCAATCTTCCTTAAACCATCTAGATAGACCTTTCTTCTCTTTTTTAGCCCCTTCATATGTTCCTCCTTTTGCTTTATAGGTCTTTACAATCAATCCACTTCTATAGGCCGAATGTTTTGGATTATCTTTATAGATTTTCCTTTTAATTCTATCATATAACGCTTGATTAGTTGGTTTAGCCATTATATTATATATTTATAGTATATAATGTTTCAGTCCATTTTGCTCCTACAAATCAACAACATATCTATATATGAAAGGTTAATAGAACTTATAAATTTTTTCAAAGTTTCCATTCAAAAAACCTACGCATTCAACACAAAAAAAAAAAAATGTAAAAAAATTTAATAACTAACAACAACATTAGTGCCCTTCGGTGTAGAGGTAATTGTAGCGGTCTTACTAACTAGAACATAGTAATTTACATCCATAGCCCCACTAATAGCGCTAATTTTACTAGCAACCGTGCCTGTAGGCTTACGGCGGTATTTCCAAATAATCGGGTAGCCACCAATCATCCTACCACCCCCTACAATCTGGCCCGTCCCATTAGAAAGGTCTAGGCAAATAGGCTTGTATTGACCTAGTAGGCCTGCGGAACTTGGGGATAGACCAGCGTAAATCGTATTATCATCATTATAATAGAGCGGGCGTTCTACCTGTAGGTCTTGACCCAAACAATTAGCGACCTCGTCATATTGACTTGCTGGACTAAACTTAAAATCTTGGAAAACATCAACACCGTCGATATTCACATTATATTCTTCTTGGTTCATCCCATCTATACGCTGCTTACCAAACCATTTATTCTGCTGGACGGCATCACCGACCCCACCAGCGCCTAGACTTCGTAGCTGTTTAGTCATATAAATTTTATGGACTTCTTTATTATCCATACCGATTCGGTGCTCTACTTCTTGTAGAGTATTATCGGCGACTGCTACAATCTGTTTTTCTACACGCAACATATCAAAAAATTCAAATTGATAGCCACCTTGCTTATTAGTCATTTCTCTATCTTTATTCTGGACTTCACTAGGCATAATAATATAATCAATCTGTAGTTTCACATCATTAAAAGTTAGACCACTATTAGAGTTTAGTGTTGCCTGTAGTCCAGCGTTAGCCCCTGTAGCCGCATCAGGGCCTACATTAGACTTCTGGGCTGTATCATTCAAAAATTTTTCACCACCATTAAATTCTACAGTAATCAAAATTCTATAATCTTGGAATAGGAAAAGTGGAATAGTTTTACCACGTAGTGCTGGAAGTAGAACCCCTAGTGGAATGCCTATCTGTTTAGTGTTGGCGCTGTCGTCTCTAATAAAATGGCTATTAATTCGTGCGTTCGCATTATTGGCGCTATTATCACCATCACTCATTCCACTCTTTAGTTTATCTACACTAATAGAACCTGTAGAACCGAGTTCTGTATTAAAAATTTCAGTCCCATTAGCAGCCTCACCGTCTTCACTCACTTTAGTCCATAACTGGTTTCCATAATAAAAACCCGAATAATTGTTTCTCTGGTTAGGGTTCTGCGTAGAAAGCGTCATTAGAGTAGATATAATATCAGCCCCATTCACATCATTAATAATATAATCTCCCACCTGGAATGTAATTCGTTTCACAGCCCCTAGACCGCCATTCCAACAATTGACCCTATGGATTGCGTCAGTAGTAGTAGCCATCTTAAATAACAACATAGAGTTAGCATCTAAATAACCTGCTTGGTCTAACCTAAACACAAATCGGTTAGAAGAACCTTGGACGCCACTAATAGGTTCTAAAGTATCACTTCTAATATCCATCATCATAGGTGTATCATTCACTTTGTAATTGGTTAAAGAATTCATATATAATAGTAAAATAAAAAAATTCCAAATAAAAATATATATATCTATATTAATGGATAAACAAAACACAAAATCTAAATTAGGCCCAAATCTACAAAAGAATAAAAAACTAGATAATAAAGTTCTTCGTATCTATAGTAAAAGTCTTGATATGGGCCACCCATTTTCTAAAGTCGGTAAAGAACCCAAGAAAATAAACTTTGAAAAAAAATTAATAAAAGGTAAAAAAGAAAAAAAATAATTTACAAAACCACTTCTACACCTGTAGCGGTAGTCTGGACTATCTTTTTACTAAACACAAATGTATTGACCCGTAGCCTCTGGGCTCTAACACCCGAAAACCCAAGTCGTAGTTCAGCCTCGGCGTTTCTCAAATCAAAAACAAAACCGTTTCGTGCTAGTTCTCTACTAACAAAAAAGGTATTGTTATAGTCTTCAGCGTAGCCACCTTGGTTCAACCCCAACATTTTTGGTGCTATACCTATAGCCTTCAAAGTTTTCACATTTTCGTTTAGTGTTAAAACACGGTCTCGAATATGTAAAGGGTTGTAATCTCGTAGTGGATATAGTTTATTGTTAATAAAGTATTGGATAGAATTGATGCGATTGCCTGCGTCTAATGGCGTTTCACAGGAGTAATAAGAAGCGGTAGATTGGTTGCGTTCGTAATCACTCTGGTATAGTAGCGATAGAATGCCTAAAGCCTTGCTAGACACCGAGTTAATAGGGACTTGGTGGCGTAGAGTGCCGCCATCAATATTATCTAAAAACACATCGTAAGAAGTAAATTCATATTTCAATTCTTTCATTAGGTCTTTAGTCTGTTCTGGACTAGGAACAACCTGGGCGATGCGGAATTCAGCGTTAGTAATTCGGTAGTTCATAGCGTCGATGCCTACAGTATTAGTAGCGTTCCCTGGGCCGACCGATGTAAATAGTCGGGCCGTGTTGTCTAGGGAGGGAATATTCGCCGCTGTAGTAATAACAACTTTACCACCAGCCACCGCAAAACTCGCAATAGTAGTCGTTGTATCACTTTCACCGACCCCACCAGCAGGGTTATAGACACGGATAGAGTTGCCTACACATAGGCCCATCTCTAGAACACGGTTGCTAGTTGATGTTAGGGTTAGTGCCGTGCCCGCCGCCCCTTTAGCATCACACAAAATCCCAGCGTTAATCAAATCCACATCCACATAACCTTTATGGTCTGTTGCCGAACTCTGGGCGGCGGATAGACGCTGTAGTGCGAGGTTGGCGGGATTGAGGTTGATTTCAATTCGTAGGCCACCGAAGTTCAAAATTGGAATGAGTTTTTCACTATCAAAAAACCTAAATAGACCTGCCCTAAGTGGAACACAAAAACGCCTAGATAAAAAAGAGGCAGTTGGATTTACCCCAGTCGCCCCTACACTAATAGGCGAAAGCTGGCAGTTAGCAATTTCAGCGGCCGAAGTATGTTGATAGCCCGATGCGAGGTTCTGGCCGTTAGCCGACACACTATTATTGCGTGCTACACACGGACTACCTACACCCTGTTTCATCTGTAGTTGGGTTTTATCATCAAAACCGTATTGATTGACTAAAGCCTGTAGTTGGGAATAATTTTCTAAACTTTCTAGAAGAACCCCAGTATGTTTAGAATAAATGCGAACATTCTCTATAAGGGCGTGGGCTCCTACCTGCTGGGGAAAGCCTACCATAGCGGCATTAGCCGAACGGTTTAGAACATCAAAAATCATATAACTATCTTTCTTTATATATCCTAAATTAGGTTCTAGATTAAATATAAGTTTCTGGCCTGGGTCAAATGTTTCTCCATTTTCTGGAATAATAGACAAATATTTAGTGTTGGAACTGGATGTAATTGGTTGCGACATTTATAATATATGTAAATAAAAAAATTTCAAATAAAAATATAATATAATTGTATAATAATAAAATGGCGTTTCGTGTTAATAGCGAAAGTTCTACAACTGTAAAAGAATTGGAACTCCTAGTGCCTGGTTTTGCCCTACCTAACAACACTTCTGGATATGTTAGCGAATATGTATCTTGTTTCGGTTGGTCTGCTATTCAAATTTCTATTAGAACCCAAGTAGAAGCCGACCTAACTATAGACTTCACCGATTTCACAACCGATAGCGAACAGTTCGGCCAACTACCCTCTACTGTAGGTGCTGGTATGCCGACCTTTACTAAAAGAATATCTACTAATGGTCTAAAGTTTCTTTCTATCCCAGTTTCAGGTTGCCTTGTAAGAGTTCGTATGTTAGCTACTGGTAATGGCGATAATGATGCTACTAAATTTTTTAAAATGAGTGCTGTATTATCTAATAATCCACACTATATTATGACCTAGGCTTTATAACTAGCAATTGCCGTCCAAGTTTTAGCGGCTCCACTACTATTCTCGTATTTCAATCTAACATATCTCGCATCAATATCTATAGTTCTAAAGAAGTTATCACTACTTAAATAAATTGCCTGTTCTGTATTTTCATAGAAGGTAGAATTATCTGCCGACACTTCCACTTTAATAACAGCCGAACTATCGTCTAGACTACCGAAGAAAGCGACACGCCTAACTGCCCCAACATCTACGGATGGGGTGGTTTCTGTAGCCATATTCGCTACACTCGTAGCGTTCTCTAGAACTGTAGAAGTTGTTGATATAGCTGGTGCCGACACCGAAAGCGTGCCTTCTACCGCTGATTGAATAGCGGCGTTGCTAGTTTCTATTGTTGATAGAACCGCATTAGTAGAAGTCTGTAGAACCTCTAGTGCCGCCGCATCTGTAGCAATAGCGGATAGACTAGCATTTCCGCCAGTCTGTAGAACCTCTAGTGCCGCTAGGTCTGTAGCACACGCCGTCTGTTGGACTAAACTATTATCTAAAACCGCATCTATAGCCGTTAATTTTGTATTAATTGCCGTTGTTTGGGTAATATTATCGGCATCCTTCACTACCACCCTACCTGAACTATCTACACTTAAAAGGTTGCTGACCCCACTTGATTTACCCACAATCTGTATCATTCCACTCATTTTCCGTAATATTCTATAATATTTTTTTTTCTAGAATTCTATTAAAATCCTTATAGATAGTTGATGGGTTCCTCCATTATTAGAAAGTCTTATATAATTCGGCGGGCATTCTATTAATTTATTTATAACTATATTCCCATTTATAGTCAAAGGGTTTATCTCATCCATAAATTGAAAGTCATAGACCCCATTAGTATCTACAAATGTAGCATATTGTATCATAAAAGAAGCGGTATTATCGGTATTCCCATAAATTCTCACCCTTTTTGGTATGCCTGGGTTCGTAGCGGCTGGTGCTATAGTTGATAGGCCATTTACAGGTGTAGTTTGGGCGGCCGTAGTCAATGGCTCACTAATAATAAAAACTGGGCTTAATGCCCCACCCCCCGCTAAACTTGCTTCATAAACTAATATTTTTCTACCTGATGTTCTTAAACTTCCGTCATTATTTATTTTTATAATTCCATCTGTTCCATCGTCTAATGTTCCCATTATTTTACTATTCGTATAGACCCTTCCATCTAATCCTACTAGGGTTTCTCCATAGGTAGATGGTATAGTTGTTAGGTCTGTTTTCCCTACTATAACTTGGTGGCTCATCTTATAATCTATAGCGATATTTTATTTCTACTTTTATAATGTATTTAATCCTCGTCGCTACTGACGTCGTATCCAAAATTATCCCAAAAGAAGCGCTCATCCTCGCCCATTTGGCTTCTTCGCCTGAATGTAGAAGTCCTTTTCGGTTCTGGTTTATCTATATATGAACTAATTAGAAAGGCAGGTTTAGGTCTAGTCTCGACTGTATCTAACACCTTTTTAGGTCTTCCACTACTATTTCCTGTATCTAACTTGTTATAGTCCTTTTTTGGTAATCCACCACCTTTTCCGCCTACCCCTTTTAGTTCTGTAATTTTTTTTGGTTTTCTATATCCTTGTTTCTCTCTATCTCTTTCTGTTAAATATTTCAGTTTTGTTAGTTTTCTATGCGACTTTCTTTGGTTTTCTTCGTGTATCGCTACTGCTTTATTATATATTCTTAATTCTTTTGTTTTTTTTTTCAGTTCTCCTCTACCTAAAATAACGTCGGTGCCCCTCATTCCTATAATAGGGCCACTTTTCCTATCTTTTACATTATCTCTTCTATAAATTTCATTAGGTTTTCCTATTGATTTCATAGCCTTTGCTCTTAATTCAGCCTCATCACCAATAGGCGTAATAAATCTATTGGCGGGTTGGAGCGGCGTAATTTTTTTTGGTTTCTTTTTTCCTTTTCTTTCTGTAAAAAGAAAACCTTTTTTTACACCTTTTAAATTTGTAATTTCAACTGCTTTCTTTTTCGAAGGCACCATCCTTTGACCAGGCGTCCCATCTCTTCTAATGTTCGGCACTTTCTTTCTTTCAGTAAAGGCAGGCACTCTATCTCTATAACGGATATTTTCAGGTAGTTCTCTTCGTGCTACCGTTCGGTTGTCGATTCGCCCATCATTCGTGCGTGGCGGCGCCACAGGTGTAGGTTCGGGTGCTCTCACACCTGCCCTTTTTAAAAAATCAACCAATTCCGCTTTTGCTAGGGTTGAATAACCCCTTAACTTATTTTTTCTTGCTAGTTCCTTTAATTCCACTATTTTTAATTTATCCATATATATTAACGGATAAAAAAATTAATAAACATTTACAACATCATCTAGGTCTAGGGGTCTTGCCTCATCATCACTATTTTCATCTAGTTCTGGTTCTGGTTCTGGTTCTGGACTTTTTTTTCGTGTATGTATAGATAGACTTTCTTTTAATTTATCTATATGCTTATCGTGTAATATATCCTCTTCTGTAATAGTATCTAGAACCGATTTAAATTCACTATATTCCTTTACATTTTTTGCCCTATCTAACCAATTGTATTTTTGTTGCTTAAAGCGTTCAATCTTTTCATTCCCTTTTTTCATTAGTCTATTATAAATTTCTATTTCTTTTTTTTCATCTAAAACCATTTCCCTATGCTGTCGCTCTTCACGCTGCCTCGTTTTAATATTAGCTACTTCTATATCTTCGGCCTGTCGTTTTGCTTTTAGTTTTTTCCTTCCTGTTGCTAGTGCTTTCTTTTGTTTATCAGTCAATTCCTTCTTCGGTTTATCCTTTTCGAACATAGTTTCACCCATATATATTTATCTATATTTTATTTTTCAAATAATTTCTTATTTTGGCGGTTCTTTTACAAATGGGGTTGGGACTGGTATAACGGCTTCTCGCTGTTCCTTTCCAGCCCCATACCATTTTCCGTCTTGATTTACCCATCTATTTCCCACACCATCTATAAAAAACTGTAAAAAACTTGCTGTAGGTAGATTGTCTCCATCACTCCCATCTGGGGGGTTCTCTCCACTCTCCCAAGGCCCATCGTAAAATCGGTATGTTTTTTTTTTGTATGCCTTTAACTCTGTCGATGTTAGGGTTTTTACTTTACCGTCTATCTTTTTATAATAGTATGGCGTATCTTTAAAATGATAACCCTTTTTAAATTGGGTGCTAGGTATTCTGGTATTCGTCTTCACTTCTTTTTTTCTACCACCGAACCCTGCTGCCTTTGCTTCCGCTATATATTTATCTCGTATTTTTATAATTTTTCCTATTATTCCACCGCCACCTTCTTCTGGGTTCTTCTTGATAAGTTCTATTAACAATTCAATATTTAGGTTCTTTACTGGATAAAATCTAAAATTTTTTCCCTTTCTATCTCCTATCCTTTGGGCTTCTTTTAATTCTTCCGACACTTTTTTTACCATACTTTTTTTTTTAATATAAGGTATTCCTATATTATCCCATTCTTTAAACAATTCTGGGTCATCTACATCGCCCATTATTTTTTTATGTAATTCTGGCTCTATTATTGATAGTGCTTGTAATATTTTGTCTGTAGAATTTACATTTTTCATTCCAAAATAGTCGGCAAAACCCTTTGGGTTCCCCATAGCGTATGGGTTCTTCTTGGGTTCGGGCTTTGGTGCTGGACGGCTTGATTTCAGTTGTGGTTTTGCTATACGCGTTGGTGGTTTTCTACTCGGCATTTTTGGCTTGTCTTTTGTTATATCATTATAAGAAGGTGGTATTGGTTTAGGCTCTGGTGCGGGGCGATTTGGTTGGGGTGGTTTTTGTTTTATTATTGGTTTTGGTTTTGGTTTTATTATTAGTTTTTTCTTTTTTTTTGGCGGCGGTGGCGGTGGCTTTACTACTTTACTTTTTTTTGTAGCTGCTGGTTTCACCCCGCTAAATTTCCCACTATGTTCCGTTGAGGTCATTAGGTCAATCAGTTCCCCCTTCTTCATTTTTGAGTAGCCTTTGATGTTATGTTTTCTAACCATCATCCGTAGTGCTGTAAGTGTATGGGTTGCTAGAACTTCTTTCATATGTATAGTATAATGTTTTTTTTTATTTTTTTTTTTTTTTTGTTGAATGCGTATGATTTTGATTGTAAAACTTTGAAAAATATTTAATTCCTATCTTGTAATGTTAGAAGAGACTAAAGGTAATGTATTGTTTAGCACGGCGTTCATCACAGTTTTTAATATAGGGTAAAAATTGCGTAAAGGGTTCATCCGTAAATTTAATAGGGTGGTAATGGTATTTACTATCCAACACTCTTTTTTTCCAATTGTTTTTTGTTTTATCCCGCATAAATTTATATCCATTAACACAATAAACATATTTATTTTTTTGTAATAGTTTTTGTAAGAACGCAATAATCACATCATCTTCCCAGTGTTGTATAACATCTTTGATTATCACTAGGTCATATCCACTAGGGATTTCAGTAGATATATCTTGGGTTTTAAATCCAACATTATCAGTAGTATAAATCTGTTTATGACCGTCAATTAGAAAATCTACACAGTCCAAGCCCATATATTTTTCATCTTCTTTCCAAATCATATGCTTCATAACTCCCCAATCACCACATCCTACATCGGCAATAGACTTAATAGAGTAGTCGTCTATAGTCTCTCGTAGGTTTTTTAAAAACCATTCATTATCAGCGGTAAATTTAGAGCCAGTCCCGCTCCCACCCCATTTGTTCTTGCTGTAAATATCCCTAAATGTAGCCTCCATCTTGTATAGTAATTGATAATGTTTTTGTAATCAGTCGTAATCGCACCTCAAAATATATTTTATTTTTTTTTTCAAAGTTTTCATTCAAAAAACCTACGCATTCAACGCAAAAAAAAAAAAAAAGAAAAAAAATAATCTTGTAATATTAGATGCTATGGGGCTTGTTAAATGGCTTTGTAAGCGTTTTAGGTGTAAGAGCGACTGCGAAATTGACGGTAATGTTTTACATAATGATTATGATGTAAGTAAGTATAACCTAAATGACTACAACCTTAAAATAAAGGATATAGATAAAATTGTAAAAATATTAGGTAAAAGGGAGTTAAAGAAATTAGATAAAACAACTATTCAAAGTATAACTATTTAAAGGGTTATGTATATAGTTAATTATATATTATGGATATTATAGCGGATATAGATAAGAATAGATATATTTTATTAAAGAAAGGTCTAAAACATATTGACCCTAGTAAGAATGACTGGGAAGTTCTACTAGATATGGAATTAGAGGGTATTGTAGATTGCGATGACTATGATATAGAACTACTAGAACCACTATGTAAAGGTCTAGATAAATCAGGCACAGGCCATCACTTTAGATGCGTCTGTGGTAAGCACCCACTAAAACATCTTGCGATTATAAAATATAAAAATGGAAAACGCTATACTCTAGGGTCAGTCTGTATTAAAGAACTAGAGGCTATTATGGAATTAGAAGAACAGGATATAAGGTTGAGGGAAAAAATATCAAAATGGATAAACTATATTAAAGCCTATAATCTAAAAAGGCTCAATAAACCGTGTATAGTATGCGGAGCCTATAAAATAACAAAAAAAACTGGGTATAAGGATAAGAGGCGTAATCACCGATGTAATAATTGTATTCAACGGTATTTTGTAAAATGTATGGATTGTAAATGTTGGTTTCCCCATAAAAGGGATAGTCCCTTCCATAAACCTAGGTGCGGAGTTTGCTACCACAACAGGGATAATTTAGACTTTCTGTCCGATAGCGATAGTGAGTAGGGTTTTTTTCTTTTCACGGTATAGACGCATTCGTTCCCGCTGTTTTTCACGGAGTTCTTCACTTTCGTTGTATTTTTTTCTTTGTTTTTCGTTTCTATGTTTTTTATTTTGTAGTTGTTCTGGACTATCACCTACATAATGTTTTTTGTAATATAACAATTGATTTTTTCTTCGGCGTTCTTTATCTTCAATCAACCTCGTAAGTATTTCACCGTTTAGATGTTTAATATGAGTATCGGCAATTTTGCGTAGTTGTTCTTCAGTCGTAATTCCAATTTCAATAATTTTATTCCAATTATTTAACAAAAATTCAGCGTTAGTTTTTTGGACTGCTATTGTAGCCATTTTATATATATATCCCTATTCGTTTAAATATGTTTTGGTTATGTTTTACTTTTTTTAGCACTCGGTTTTGATGCCGATGTGGTATGGCCTTTAGCAGGTGGGGGTGGTTGTATAGGGCGAACAATTTTTAGAATAACACTACTATTTTCATCAATATCAGGGTTCATAAGGTTAGGGTATAGAACTTTAAATTTAATAGAATTAACTACCTTTTCTTGGGATATAAGGTGGGTAAGAGGTTCAACGGCATTCAAAAAATCATTAGTGGCTTCACCGCTTAATGGGACTACACCGAGTAGAGGCATATTCCTACCTTTTTTAACACTATCTTCGTGTTGGTCTAGAATATCTGCGGTAATAATGTAATAACCTTGTTTAGATAATGTAGGTAAGTCATAAGCCCTAATAGGTCGTCCTTTTGCTAGAACAATAGAAGCCGTAGTATATTTCCAAAAACTTCCAAAAAAACTGGCTGTATTAGTATAGTGTTTTAGTTTATTATCATCATTCCCCGCTACTTGAACCCCTTTATTTAGAAGGTCTGCCGCATTCCCATACGCAATCCATTTATCGTTAGTCCCTTCACGCATCGCAGTAGTGTTAATATCCATATTATCATAGGTTCTGGGGGCAATAGGGTCGGTTGGTTTGTTAGGTATTTTAGGTTTCACACTAGGGTTATAACTTGTTGCTACGGATGGCGCACTAGACATATCTACATCCGCCCTAGTTGTAGTTCCTCTAACACGCACCGAATCATCTATAGGTCTATCATAGTGTTTATTTTGTTCGTAAAAATCCCTATCTTGTAATTGTTCGTATCTAAATCCAATTCTACCCCATAGTGTTTTCTTCCACGCATCTTTAGCCTTTTGTTTTGTAGTAAAATAATCTTCCCATTCTAGTAAATCTAACATATCTTGGTTATAGACTTCAGGGTTAGTGTAGTCTTTATCACCATATTCCCTTGCTGCTAGAGTAGCCCAATTAAAAACGGCAATCCCACCTTCCCTTTGTTTCGGTTGTTCTATACTATCTACTAATTCTTCAGCTATTCGTTCTATATTAGAATTAGTATTCCCTGCGCTTTGGTCGAATGGATTATCCCTATTAACAATCGTATTAGATTTAGCCATATCACACACACGGCGTAATAGAACCGCTGTTTCACCTCCATTTTCTATTTCATTCCCATAATTATCATAGTCAGGTATTCGCCAACTTTGATGTAAATTATTTACTACATAACTAGAACTAGAACTATCATAACTTAAATTAAATTCTGGCGTCCCTATATAATATCCCTGCCTAGAGGGGTCATAATCCGCAGCGGTATTATTTAGACTTAAACAGGTGCCCGCTGTATCTTTGGGGGTAATCGCATAATAGGTTGGGCTAAAAAAATTCGGTTTATCATCGGCGGGGGCTTCATATGATTTTTGAGGTCTAATATATTGTAAGGGCATCTGGTCTCTACACGCTTTATAATTAAATCCACCATTTAAATTTGTAATCGTAGCCCCAAGCCCCTTGCCGTTATTAGGTTCGCCAACTGCGGCCGAGGCAGCCCATCCACCAGTAGAATTCGGGTAATTTTGGTATGGCGACCACACAGGGGTAGAATTATCCGCTGGGGGGTATTGGCCGACTGCTGGTGGGTTCATCTGGGGTTTATCTTGTAATTGCTGACTACATAGTAGGTTCATTCTAGTCTTTCTAATAGTATTTATTGTATTAGTATTTTTGTTAGGTGGGGTAATAAGGGTTTTACACATTTTATTAAAATGGTATGTATCGGTAAAAATCCCTGCTTTTTCATCTGGTAGTCGCCACTTTTTAGTCCTATAAATATGACCTACAGGTATATCATATTCACTAGTTCTATTTTCAGCCGCACATTGGTATTTTTCAATTAAAACTCCTCTTGGTATAGGTCTTGCTTTAGTCCCATAACAACCTCTAGTTAGTCCGTGAAAGCCTATAAATAGATTATTCGCATTATTTCCATTATGGAATATTCTTCTTTCATATTTAATAACCTCTTGGGTAAATGGTATAAATAAATATCCATTGAATTGTAAAAATTTAGTTGTTTGCGTAATCCCATTTGCGTCTTCCGTTCTAGCGTTCGTCCAACCGCTTTCTGGTTTGGTAGCCTTCCCACTAGAATTAAATTGGCTTTTATCAATAGCCTTCGCAAAAACAATCAGTCCGTCGTTTGGTGGGTCGCCCGCCACACTAGCGTTATGCGTCCCTGTATCATCTAACCATAGGGTAGATGGGCCCGCAGCGGCGTTAGTTCCATCCCAAGAAGCGGTATAAGAACTACAATAACTAAATTGAGGCACATTAAAAGGTCTAGATATATTATTTTTTTCTACCCATCCCCCTACAGTAGGTTTATAACCTTGAAAAAAGTTCGCCCCTATAACCGTTCCCAACCCATCGTCAGTTTGCTCCCCAGTTTCGTCAATTGCTTCAGGTAGAACTCTAATATAGGTTCTATTATTTCCTAACCCTGCTATATCTAGACTTTCCCTAGCACCTACTTTTCCTTGTATTTCTATAAGTTTTTCTTCGTAAGCGGATTTATTAAAATTCCCACTTTCTACATCTACTAATTTTCCATTTACTTGGTCGGTTATAAGTTGGGCTAATTCACTAATCCCATAAGTCCCTTTAGGTATAAATATAGTAGAAGTTCCTACTCGAGGCACAAAATAGGTTGATGTAGTTGGGTCATAAGGTAATGTAGGGTCTTCACTTTGGTCTATATCATCGGCGAACAATTCTACATTATTTACTACTTTTTTACCCCAAGTTTTAGTAGTCATAGCCATCATAGGTGTTTCACTCAATCCTACTCGTCTATAGTCCTGTAGTAGTGTTTCCCCATATTGGGTTATTCCTCGAGTATCCCCAAAATTATTTGGATAAAAGTGGTTGCCGCTACTTCCTGGTAAAGCCCCGCCTGGCCCACCTCGGGCTTTAGTATTATCGTATCTTGGGACATCGTTTCCACCCTGCCTAAATTTTTTACCTAATCCCGCATAAACCCCATCATTAACGGTATTTGTATCGGCATCACTACAAAATTTATTATCTGGATTTAGATGTTCCCCTCTAGTAGAATTATAAATATTAGTATATGTAGAACCCGAACTAGGCACTACTGGGGTTTGGGCTGCGGGTCTCCAACATTCATTATCACTTTTATAATAATGGTAGGCCATTTCTTCTTTTATATCTTCGTCTATAATTATAGAACCTCCACCCAATCCCCTTTTATTAATTAGAGCGTTTTGGATAGATATTTGAGTGCCTGGCGGTAGAACCATCGCTTCATCACCTATTTTGTATTCCCATTCATTCGTATTAGCTTCACTTTTTTTAGAATTTTGCCTATTACAGTCTAGATAGACTATTTGCGTCGTATCAGTCATTATAATATGGATAGATAATAATTCTAAATTATTTTATAAACTATTATATATGGATAAAAAATCAAAACCGCTATATAAACCTGTTAAATCTACAAAGCAGGGTAAAAAAATGATGGTGTATGTAAAGGGTAAAAATGGTAATCCAAAATTAATTCATTTCGGCGATAGTAATTATAAACATAACTATAGTGCCGCCGCTAGAAAATCCTATTGCGCTCGGTCAGGTGGTATTCGTAATAAAGAAGGTAAATTGCCCGATAAAAACTCGGCTAACTACTGGGCTAGAAAAGTGTTATGGAAGTGTTAGGTGCCTTTACTACTAAAATCTTTTTCTTCTTCTTCTTCTTCTTCTTTATCACTACTTTCGTCCCCTTCTTTTTTATTTTTCATATGTTCTTCTTTACTCCAAATTAAATCACTATGATTTCGTCTGGCTTCTAAATGTTCTACGGATAGATATAGAAAATCGTGGGGTTCTTTTCTAGATTTAGAATAAATTTCCATAAACTCTTTAGTTCCACCTCCAAAATAACTTAAATCTTCGCTCATTTTTTTTACTTCGCTTTCAGGGAATTCGCCTAAAATATAGTAGCCCGAAGCATTAGACCGTAAAATCCCATTAAAATATTTCCAATATTGCGAAGCAATTGCGATTGCGATTCGGCCTTCTTCTTTTTCATTCCCAATATGGCGGTAGTGCGAAACCAATTCACTAATTTTATCTACTTTACCAGTTCTTTTAAAATTTACATTCCCTATAATATCATCAAAAATAATTAGGTATTTACCAGTTTCTTCGTCTTCTTCTATCATTTTTAGTATTTCGTCCATTAGAGCATCACTATATTCATTAAAAACAAAATCAAAATCTTCTATCATATATTTATTTACAGCGTCATTATGGGCGGTTGTAGATATTAAAATTTTTACTTTATAGTCTTTAGCAAAGAACCTTTTAGACATATATAGACTATTGAGTAATGTAGATTTTCCAGCTTTTACTCTACCTATAATTAGATGTAGATGGGTAGAATTAGATAGGGGGTATTTATTATCGCCTTCGTTTAGCCTTTTTTTATCTATCTTTACAGGGTAGATTTCTAAATCTTCGTGTTTTCCAATATTTTTAGTAGTTTTTTCCATAATTTTATTATATTATATTATTATATATTATTATGAGTTATTTAGACCAACTACAAGGATTTAGCGATACACTCAACCAACAACATTCCCAGATGAGCGCCGCTCTAGACCAAGGTAAGCAAGAACTACAAGCCCAGTTTAACGAAAAATTCCAAGGCACTATTAGTCAGTTAGAACAGACTGGAGGTATTTTAATGGGAGCTAATGCGGGTCTAAAGGGTATAGGTAAAGCAATTAAAATGGGCGGAGCATATAGAGACGCTCAAGCCGCTAAATCGGCAGCAGCACCTACAGAGGGAGGCGCCGATGCCGCAACAAAGGCCAGCGATATAGGCAATATTAAATCTACCGACCCAGTTGCCGATAGTTCATATCCAACAGCATCGGCAGAAGAACAGGCACGCATAGCCGCAGAACCAGCATCAGCAGCAACAGAGGGCGGCGCCGAAGCATCATCTACAGCAGCAGCGACAACTACAGAAGCATCTACAACAGCAGCAACAGCCGCAGAACCAGCAGCAGTAGCCACCGCAGAGGCGTCGGCGCCTGTATGGGGTGCCTTCCCTACAGCAGCAACTACAGAAGCATCTACAACAGCAGCATCAGCCGCAGAACCAGCAGCGACGGCAGCATCTACAGGTTTTAGGTCGCAACTCGGCGACGCCGCCAACGCTACATCAGGTCTAACATCAACAGAAGCATCTACAACAGCAGCAACAGCCGCAGGCGATACAGGAGCAAAAGAGGCCACTACAGCAGCACTCGATTCAGGAGCCCAGAGAGCAGCAGGTCTAGCAACTAAAACAGGTGTAGAAGGGGGGGCAGATGCGCTAGTAGAGGGAGCTAATGCGGCCAAAACGGCGGCCACTACAGGCCTCGACGCCGCTACAGGCGCCGCTAAAAGTATAGGAACGGATGTAGCAGAAAAAACCGCCGCTACAACTTTCGGTGAGTTGGCGGGGATGATGGGGACAGGTATGGCGGTTCTTGGGCCTGTTGCGGATTTAGTTGGTGTAGGATTTTTGATTGACGGTCTAATAAAGGACACTACTAGTCATCCAGCGGCAGCCCAAGTAGCAGGTGTAGCATCTAAAATCGGTATGTCGAGTTCGGCAGCAACTACCGATACAGGTGGAGGTGTGGGGGCTGTTTAACCCATTTTTGAATATTCCCTAGAACCTATAAAATTTAATTTAATTAAAAAAAAAGTTGATTTTATATTTTCCGTTCTACATAAATATCAAAACAGTCAAAATGAGCGTCGCAGCATTCAAAAGCCAACAAAAGCAACTAGTAGAAGAAGAAGAAGAACATAGAAAAGGTCTAGAATATGGACTAGAATTAGTAGAGATGAAAATAATGTATGAGATGAGTAAAACTCTACCTAATCTAGAAATAGTAGGTGTAAGTCAAAAAGTAAAGGATTGGCCCTACACCGAAAAAAGTTATAGAACAAAGAAAAAAGGTCTAAAAGATGCGATAAAACACTCAAAATGTAAGCAAAAGTTTTTAACCTATGCCTACAGATTAGAAATAGATAATTGTATAAAATATCATAAAAAACTAATGAACTATGAAGTAGATATTATAGAAGAATGTAATAAGGGAAAAACTAGGGTTATAACTACCGATATGACTATGGAAACTATTAATAAAAAAACAGGAGAAACGGAAGTTCTTTTAGAGGCCTCTACAGAATTAAAAAAAGCATTTGAATATAGAGTAAAAGTTATAGATTTTGTTAATAGACAGTAGAGGCGATATAATCCATTGTAAATGGAGTAGATAAATTATATATATTTTTTTTATTTTTTTTTTTTTTTGCGTTGAATGCGTATGATTTTGGGTATAGAACTTTGAATTTAATTGAATTAAAAATAAATTTGATTTTGATTTAAAAATATATTAAGTAATTAATTAAAGCATAACAAGATGACTACAATTATGAAAAACACCGATGCGAAGAAGATGTATAAAACTATGGGATATAATGTAAAAGTAGGAGAGATGAGAGAAATGGAAGATGTATTAGTTGATGAGGTTATAAATGAGTTGATGAATGAGGAGATGATGAAGGAGTTTGTAGAGGAGCAAGACCTAGTCCCTAAAACTAAAGTTGTAGTTGAAAAGGATAAATATATTTATAAAGGTAATGATATGATGGAAGATAATTCGGTTGATAATTTGATTATGAGAGGAAGAACTAAATTTATTAAACACCCTCTAACTCTAAAAGCGAATGGAAGTAAAGGAAGGCCTCAATATCCACATAGCGACGATGAAAATAGCCCGTATTATAAAGACCCTGAAAAATGGACTAACTGGTCTATCCATAAAATTAGAACTCAAGAAGAATATTGTAGGACTACAAAAAAGGATAGGAGTTCTAATGCCTTTTCGGTAGATATGGGTAATGATAATCCCTACTTTGTTATAGACACCGATGATAAAGAAACCGATGATATGGTAATGAAACACTACGGACATCTACCCTATACAGAAAGTTTTTCGGGTAAAGGAAGACATTATTGGGCTAAAAAACACCCTGACGATGTAGGTAAATATGTAAGGCAGACTAAAGTAAAAGGAAAATTGGATATTCTATATAGTGGAAACACCTATGAACGCCGTATTGATGAAGAAGGGAATGCTATAATAGTAAAAAATTGGGACGGTTCTACACCTATCCCTGTTGTAAAGATGAGCGATTTAGAAAAGAAATTAGAATTTAAAATGCCTTCTTCTTCGCAGACCGCAGAACAGAGAAAAAGAACTAATATAGCTAAAAATAAAGAACTAACAGAATTCCACGGTTCTAATAATCAAGTTTGGGGTAGTCCAAGAATGCTAATTGAGAAAGAACTGGCTATGAAGATATTATCGGGTCTATACACTCAAGAGTTCGCCGATAAATATGATTTTAAGATGTGGAAGACTACTGTATTAGCGTGGTTCTTTCAAGTCCCTAATGATATTGAAGAAGAAGACTATTTTAATAAACTACAAAGATTTACAGAAAAAATCTATAGTAAATGTAATGCTACTAAAACTGTAGAAGAATGGAAGAATGAAAATGTAAGTATGTGGAAATGGTGTGGAGAGAACTGTAATAAACCTGAAACCGATTATTATAAATCTACACTTTGGAAACTACTACATCTATACAACCCTACAAAATGGAAAGAACTATCTATACACGATACAGGGAGCGTAGTAAGTAATGCCGTTTTAAACACCATAGGAGATTATCATAAGTTAAAGGAGATTTTTGAACTGTGGAACTATGAATTAGTAGGACAGACTAACGCTAATTTTGTAGAAGAAGATAAGGCTTTGAATAACAGTCAAGATAGAAATATGGCTCAATTGAAAGACCATTATAGAGATGTTTATTATTTAGATGAAGTAGAAGATAAGGAAGGTAATAAGAAGATGAAAACCTTTCCATTTATTAAAAGATGGCTTTACGATACTACACGAAGACAATATAGAATTAGAGATTTTCTACCTACAGGGATAGAAGAAACCCTAGATTGTGAGGTAATGAATAGGTTAAGACTAAAGGATTGTGTTAAAAACAATTTTGAAGGATTGAAGGCTGATGATATGAATAGAAATATGGAAATTAGAGAAAAGATTGAAGAAATGAAAGCAAAAGCAGCCGAAGAATATGGCGACCCCTACCACGATATTAGTAAAATTCTACAACATATCTATTATCTATCAGGAGGTAATTGTAAGGAGGCCTATGGTTATTTATTGAAATGGATAGCCCATAGGGTAAGGTTTTGTGGTATTCAACCTAAAGTTGCCTGTGTATTTAAATCCGTTCAGGGTGTAGGTAAAGATATGTTCTTTGCGTGGCTAGGTAATGAAATTATTGGAGCAGAGTATTATTTAAACACCGATGATTATCAAAAAATTTTCGGCCAATTTAATAGTGTATTGATGGGTAAGTTGCTACTAGCGTTGAATGAAAGTAGTTATGGCGACACTAAAAAATTTGAAAATGCTATGAAAACCCTAATAACTGACCCTAAAAGGACAGGAGAGAAAAAATATAAAGATAGTGAAGATATGAGGATGTGTGCGGGCCTAATTCTATTTACTAATAAAGAATATGTGATGAACTTTCAACTCGGTAATAGACGCTTCCAGTTCTTTCTATGTGAAGATAAACATTTAAATCATCATAGTTATTTTGATGAACTACAAGAAGAAATGAGTAATGAATATTGTAAGGCTTTGTTTGTAGATTATCTATACACTCAAGTTGAAGTGAATGCTACATTTGATTTTAAAAATGCTAGAGTAATGAATGACTATCAAAGAAACCTATTGCGTAGAGGAGAACCCCTAATCAATAAATTTATTCGGTGGATTGTTAGATGTTGGGATGAAAATGAAACCAGATGCGATACTAGTAATTGTTTTAAAGGTATGTATGTAGCAGGTTGGTATGAACTATATAAACAATTTATTAAAGATAACGGAGGCCAAGAAGGTAATGGGACAAAATCCCTATCTAACTTCCAACAAGATTTTATAGTCAATCAACAACTAAAGAAAACCGATGACCCTGAAGATTTGAAGAACTACGCTAAAATTATTCTATCGGTAAGAGGACATAAGAGTTGTAAATATAAATTAGATGGTAATAGAACCGCTAGTTATTTATCTATGATTGATGATAAAATGGGTTATTATGATAAAGAAGATAAACCTACCTATGAAGCAATTAGAAGTGAGAACCCTATGTTCTTTTTGGATAGTGATGATGAAGGACACGGCCTAGGTGATTAATTTTCAAAGTTTTTAATGTAAAACCCTACGCAATCAACGCAAAAAAAAATATATTTAAAAAATAATTTTACTTCTTTTAATCCAAAATGTTGGATTTTCCCTAACCTTTTTTCTATATTCCCGCATATAGAGCATTCTATTATATTGTATAATTGTTTGCGTCATTATAGTTATTGTAGAAAAAAAATCTATAAATAAAATGTAGGAGTGTTATATAATGAAATATATTTACACTAGAAAAATTATTAGTAATGAGGATTATAATGAAATAGAAGAAGGTTCTATTATTTACACGGTGTTTTTGCCTTTGAATTTTTCAATATGGAATTATGAAAAAATAAAAAATAAAAAATTAATTATAAAAAGGATTGAAGACACTTTTTTCTATGATAATAATGACGGCGCACTACTACCTATAATCCAAAAGTATAAAATAGCTGTGCCTAGTTATAATAGATTGAAGTTTTTTGGAGAAACAACCTATAAATATTTAATGCTAAACAATATAAATCCAGAAGATATAGTAATTTTTGTATCGACAGAGAAGGATTTAGAAGAATATAGTGAAATCTATAATAATGTAGTTCTAGTTCCAGAAAATTATAAGGGTATAGGGGCAGTAAGAAACTATATATTGAATATATGGGCTGAAGACGGTAGTGATTTGGTAATGATGGATGATGATATTAAATATATTAAGAATATCAAAGGTGAGATGGTATTAGACTTTAAGGATTTTGTAGAGGACTTTTTTATGAGATTATTGGCGGCGGATTTATATTTTGGAGGGATGTGTTTATGTTCTAACACTTTTTTTATGAAGGATAATTATTCTACTAATTTACGGTATATAAGTGGGGCAACCCAATTTTACAGGGTAGATAGGAGTAGAGAGGCAATATTTACACCCTATCGCCATTTTGAGGATTATTATAGTAATTTGCGACATTTTAAAAGAGATGGCGGTATATTGCGATGTAATTTTATGGCGCCTATAACCAAGAACTATAACCCTATAGGAGGTATATGTGAAAATATGGGTGGATTAGAAGAAAGACTGAAAGAGGCAGAAAAAAATGCCGATGAGATTATTATTGAATTCCCAAAATGGGTAAGTAAGTATAAGAAAAAGAAAAGTAGTAGAGGCCCAGAATGCTATAATTTAAGATTAAATCATAGAGCAAAAATCTAGTCTATTATTATATGGTATTTACTGGCGATTGGGAGACAGATTTAGGTATTTTAGAGGAGTATATGAAAACTGTAGAATATAAGACGCCTACATCTAGAATGACTAAATTTAAAATTCCGCAGAAGATAGGAGGTTCTATTCTATATGGTTGGACTTGGCGTAGTTATATAAGCCCAACTAAAAATAGAGAGTATGATGAAACTAAAAATAGGTATAAAACTACTATTATGACTAACAGGCCTGAATTATGGAGTGTATTTACTGAATTTAGAGATTTTTATTTTCCAGATTTTATTTTTACAGGCGTCCAATTAAATAAGAACTACAGAATTCTACCGCATAAGGACGGAGCCAATATAGGTAAGTCATATTTAGTAAGTATGGGTAATTATGAAAATGGAGGCAAGGTAATTGTAGATAGAGGTTATAAAATGGATATGTATGACGGACGCAAAGCACCTATAACCTTTAACGGTTCTAAATTCTATCATTGGACCCAAAATTGGGAGAAAGGTGATAGGTATTCTATAGTTTTCTTTAATGATGAAAAAGAATAGAGCCATTTTTGAATATCCCTAGAGAAACTATAAAACGGATTTAAAGCAAAAAAAAATTGAATTGTTGAAATCCGTTTATGTGAATTAACAATTGAAACAACAGCAACCTACAAAACGGAAATCCCTAGAGACTATAAACAGAAAAACAGGAAAAAAAAATTTGATTTAATTGAATTAATTAAAAATTTGATTATCAAAAAACAACCTAAAAAAACAACAACAAAACAAAACAAGATGAGTTTGACCCAAGAACAAGAAGAGTTAGCGAGGGTAGGGGGGGTAAGTGCGATGATAAGACGAGATGTTATTATAAATGAAAAATTACAGGTGTTTTTAGAAAAAATGGAGGAATTAAAAACCCATATTAGAAAATCTAAAACTATAAATCAAAGAACTATAGATTTGACTAATGATATTATGTTCGGTCAAAGTGAAATAGATGACTACAACACCTCTAAAAATTCTATTACAAAAAAAATATTTGATATTCTAGCAGAAAAAGTAGATTATAGCCCTTTCGCCGATTCATCAATTACCAAACTATATAACGCTACGAAAGAAGTGTATGAAAAAATGGATAAATATGAATATAGAGTAAATGAATATGTAGAGATTATAACCAGAAAAGTAGAGAGAAGACACCGAACAGAGGAAATGGATAATCAGTTTATTAAACTGTTTGATGCCTCTTTAGATGATGAAAATGAATATATTATAGGAGTAGGTTATGATGACCCCTATATAACGGAGGAAGAAAGGGATGACCCCCCGTTGATGTATTTAGATAAAAACACCATCCATTTAAGTATGAGGAATATGATTAAGTTGAATTTACAATTAACTACGGCAGTAGATAGGATTGAAGGATTTGCCGAAACAGTAGAAGAAGCGATACAAAAAGAAGAAGAAGCACGAGCAGAAATCGGTTATTCTATTGACCTAAAAAAAAGTTGGACTATGAGCCGTGAATTAGACGGAAATATAATTGAAATAGATGCTAGGGAGGTAAAGGTAAAAGGTATAACCTATATGATAGATAATAAAGGAAACTATTATTTTGATGAAGGGTTTAATAGGATTGAAGAAAAAGACTGGTTAGAGGTAAAAAATCCGTGTAGGAATAACTACCTCTATGATAATGATATAACAGTAGGAAGATATGAAGAAGAAAGATATAGGCGTTCTTGGTAATATATTATATGTTATATATTATAGATATGCCTACTGTTATGTGTATGGATAATTTAGATGAGATAGAAGATATGTGTTATTGGAATTTGAGTTTTGGTGTGCCTATAAAAGAAACTTTAGCAAGTATTAACAGATTAGATTTATTAGATTTTTTTTTACCTGACCCATTTTTGGAAATCCCTAGAGAAACTATAAATGGAAAAACAGGAAAAAAAAATTGAATTGTTGAAATCCGTTTATGTAAATTAACAATTGAAACAACAACGGCCCACAAAACAGACATCCCTAGAGACTATAAAACGGATTTAAGCAAAAAAAAATTTGATTTACAAAAACAATCTACAAAAACAACAACAAAACAAAACAAGATGACTACTACCCAACCCAAGAAGAAACTAATTATTAAAAAGAAGAAACTAATTATTAAACCCAATAAGAAACTATTTTTGGATAAGCATAAGAAAAAAAATAGTGAAGTTATGGCGGAACTACTCCGTGAGCGTAAGGGGTATAGGAAAATAGGGCCCATCAAAATTGTATTAAATGGCGCTACTATCGCTGACCGTGTAGTAGTTAAATATTACTACATTAGTGAGATTTTGAAAGATTAGTTTATCTATTTATATAATTACAGTAGATTAGTTTTTTTCTTTACTAAATTTTGTTTATAGATGCCCTGACCCATTTTTGAAATCCCTAGAGAACCCATAAAACGGATTTTAAGCAAAAAAAAATTGAATTTACAAAATCCGTTTATGTAAATTAACAATTGAAACAACAAGGACCTACAAAACAGAAATCCCTATTGAACCCATAAACAGAAAAACAGGAAAAAAAAATTTGATTTTACAAAAACAATCTACAAAACAACAAAAACAAGCAAGATGGAAGGAATGATGAAACTGCGTTTTGAAGACTTTGAAGAAGGCGGAACTGATAGTAAATTGGTCGATATGGTTATTGAAATGAGTAAGGATAAAGAGTTGATGGTTTATTCTACGGAAACCCCTGATGAGCCTGTTTTTGAGGTCATTATCCGTGATGAAATGACGGAGGAAGACTTTACAGAAGCTATACAAGATGCGTGCCTAGAGTTTATGAAGTTTATTGTAAAACCTACAAAAGAAGAAGTGATTGAGGGTGAGATGATTTTGTTGAAACCTGAAACAACAGAAGAAAAGATTGAGAGAATTGAGAGAGAGGTTGTAAATTTGCTACAGAGTGAGGATAAGAAAAGTGTTGAGAGATTTGAAAAAATCCAAAAAGGTATGAGTGAAGTGAGGAAGTTGATGAAACTGTTGAAGTAAATAGGTATAAGTTATATATATATATAATCTATTATAAATAGAATTAGTTTTTTTTTATTTTTTTTTTTTTTTGCGTTGAATGCGTAGGTTTTTAATGAAAAAACTTTGAAATAGAGTAGAGGCGATGCCCTGACCCATTTTTGGAAATTCCCTAGAGAAATCTATAAACGGATTTTAAGCAAAAAAAAATTGAATTTACAAAATCCGTTTATGTGAATTAACAATTGAAACAACAAGGACCTACAAAACGGAAATCCCAGTGAGCCTATAAACAGAAAATCAGGAAAAAAAAATTTGATTTTACAAAATCCCTTTTGTGATTAACAATTTAAAACAACAACAACAACCTACAAAACGGAAATCCCCTAGAGCCTATAAACAGAAAAACAGGAAAAAAAAATTTGATTATCAAAAAACAA